ACGGCAGAAGATCCGTGTAGCGAGTAGCGATCCTGTTGGCAGCCATGCGCTGCCGGTGCAGGTGCTGGGCGGTGCGTTGGGCACGCAGCCGGTGAGCGGCACGGTCACCGCCAACATCGGCACCGGCACCGTCGCAGCCGTCACCGCTGCCAACCTGGCGCTGCCGGGCATCATCGCGGATGTGGCCTCAGCCGCGTTGACAACAACCACGACCACGGCGGCATTCACGCCGACGTTTGGCACCAGCTACAGCGTCAGCATCCCGGTCACTGCAGTCAGCGGCACCACGCCAACGCTGGATGTGGCGATTGAAGAATCTGACGATTCGGGCACAAACTGGTTCAAGGTCTACGACTTCCCGAGGATTACCGGCACAGGCATCTACCGCTCACCGCTGATCCGCATGGTCGGCAACCGGGTGCGCTATGTGCAGACCGTGGGCGGCACCACGCCATCGTTCACCAGGGCGATCAACCGCCTGCAGAACAGCAACAGCTCCGAAGCCGTGCGCCAGCTGATCGACCGCTCGATCGTGCTGACCACGCTCAACAGCACCACGCCAAGCCTCGATACCAGGGACGCAGGCAACCGCGCCCAGCTGGTGGTCAACGTCGGCGCAATCACCACCACGGCACCAGCGCTGCAGATGGAGGGCTCCGACGACAACGGCGCCAGCTGGTACGCAATCGGCACCCCGATCACCGCTGTGGCCAGCTCCACGGTGCAGCTGACGGTGGTGGACATCAACGCTGCGCTGATGCGCGTCAGGGTGAGCACCGCCGGCTCAGGCGTCACCGCTGGCTACGTGATGATCAAGGCACACGACTGATGAGCGCACCGATTCGCAGCAACACTCGCGCGGCCTGGACTGCAGGCAATCCGATCCTGCTGGCTGGTGAGTTTGGCCGCGAATCAGACACCGGCAATATCAAGATCGGCAATGGCGCGCAGCGATGGAATGATCTGCCGTATCACGGCTGCCCGGGATATTGGGGCAGTTTCTGGGATTCCACGTCACAGTATGTAGCGACGATTGACACGCCAACTGCGATCTTTCTACGCTCTGGCGATCTTGCCAATTACGGCGTTGCGATTGCATCAAACAATCGCATCACGGTGCTGTATCCCGGCATCTACAGCATTACGTTTTCGATCCAATTCAGCAATGAGGATTCGCAGATCCATGATGCCAACGTATGGCTGCGAAAGAATGACAGCGGTACGCCCGGCGATGTGGCCAACTCGGATAGCCGGTTCAGCATCATTTCAAGTCATGGCGGCGTGCATGGCAACGTGATCGGCACTGTCAACTTCGTCATGGAACTAGCCGCCAATGATTACATCGAACTAATGTGGGCGGCAACCGACCTCAATGTCTACATTCACGCCGAGAGTGCCGGCGCATCGAATCCTGCCATCCCTGGCATTATCTGCACAGTCACCCAAGTTGCCAGCGCCTGAACCATGACAACACGCCGCGAAAGCATACTGGCCACTATTGCCTCATCACTGGCTGGTACGACAGGCGTCAGCACGCGCATCTACCGCAGCAGGGTGGAGCCGATCACACGCGGCGAGTCGCCGGCCATTGTGGTGGAGCCGATCTCGGACCAGGCCAACACGGACGTGAGCTTCTGCAAAACCGACTGGAGCCTGACGGTGCGGATCGCCGTGATCGTGCGCGGCGCGATCCCAGACCAGCAGGCTGATGCAACCATTGAAAGCTTGCACGCCAAGGTAATGGCCGACCAGACAGTTGGCGGCTATGCCATGAGCGTTGAGCCGCGCGGCGTGCAGTTCGACATGGTGGAGGCTGATCAACCGGCTGGCGTGATCGCGTGCGATTACCTGATCAGGTATCGCACGGCAGTCGCTAATCTGGCGACAGGTTGATCATCGCTAGCATGTTGGATGAGCACCATGGCCAAGGCGGCTCCTACGTCTTGGATCCTGAAACCGGCGTAAGGCGTCCGGTAATTCCAAGCCAAACCGAGCCTATTACCGATGGCACTGCTGACACGCAAGCAACTCCTTCTCGTAAAAACCGAGGCAACGTACGCGACTGATTCCAGCCCGGCTGGGACGGATGCGCTGCTGGTCCGCTCGATTGATGTCACGCCGCTTGAGTCGGATGTCGTCAGCCGCGAGTTGATCCGGCCATGGCTGGGCAACAACGACCAGCTGCTGGCCAATCAGCGCGTGCTGATCAACTTCCAGATTGAGCTGACCGGCTCCGGCACTGCTGCTACAGCTCCGCGATTCGGCGCCCTGCTGAAGGCGTGCGGCATGGCCGAGACCACAACCAGCTCTGCAGTCACCGGCACCGCTACGGCAGGCTCTGCTGGCAGCATCACCCTGGCGGCAGGCGCCAGCGCCACGGATGACGCCTACGTTGGCATGATCATCAGCATCACCAGCGGCACCGGATCGGGCAGCAGCGGCGTGATCACTGACTACGTGGGCAGCACGAAGGTGGCAACGGTGCAGGCCACTACCGCCAGCTTCACGCCTGGCGCCAGCAGCAACTACAGCATCGCCGCTAACGTCGGCTACAAGCCAGTCAGCAGCAGCTTCGACAGCGTCACCATCTACTACAACAATGATGGCGTGCTGCATAAGGCCACCGGCTGCCGCGGCACATTCTCGCTGAGCGCTGAGGTGGGAGCAATCGTGACGATTGATTTCGAGTTCACCGGGATCTACAACGCGCCGACTGACACGGCGGCGCCGGCCAGCACCTATACCGCACAGGCTGACCCGTTGATTTTCAAGCCGGGCAACAGCAGCACGTTCAGCTTCCTGAGCTATGCCGGCTGCCTGCAGTCGCTCAGCCTTGACATGGCTAACGAGCTGGTCTACCGCGAACTGGTTGGCTGCACCAAGGAGATCATGATCACCAACCGGGCGCCATCCGGCGAGTGCATGATCGAGGCTGTGCCGATCGCCACGAAGGACTATTTCGCCATCGCCAACAACGACACCACCGGCGTGCTGACGCTGCTGCATGGCACAACCGCTGGCAACAGGGTCTCGCTGGTGGCGCCCAAGGTGGACATCAGCAACCCGACCTATGCTGATCAGGACGGCGTGCAAATGCTGAACCTGCCCTACGTGGCAATCCCAACCGGCGCCGGCAACGATGAAGTTGTCCTTACCTTCTCCTGATCCTGCATGGCATTTGTCCTGAAGAAGTCGGCCACCTACGAGTGGCCGGTGGTACTGCGCCTGCCGATTGATGGCGGGCGCTATGAGAAGCAGACCTTTGACGCGCGGTTCAATCGACTGGCGCAGACGCGGATCAATGAGATCCAAGACCTGTTCAGGGCAAAGCAGCGCGGTGATGAAGAGATCGACCTGACCGATCAATCGGTGGCCGATGAGGTGCTGGCCGGTTGGAGCAATGTGCAGGATGAGGACGGCGAGGACGTGCCGTTCACTGCCGCCAGCAAGGCTGAGCTGCTGAACATCCCGGCAGTCGCAAGCGCCATTGTCGTGGCGTACTTCGAAAGCGTCACCGGCAACAAAGCAAAAAACTGAAGGACGCCGCCCATCATTGGGTCAAGGGCGGCGTGATCGACAAAACCGCAGATGATGCCGCAGTGCTTGGCGTGGCTGGGTTCGAGCCCGGCCAGCCTGAGCACTTCGAGGTTGAACCAGATGCGTGGCCTGCGCTGATGATGTTCCTCGACTGCCAGACGCAATGGCGCACCGGCCCTGGCGGCCTGATCGGACTGGATTATGGTGCAGTGGCGTGGCTGTTTAGACTGCGGTCAGTGGCGGATAAATCTGCAATGCTGAGCGATCTGCAGATCATCGAGGCTGAAGTCCTGCGATTGGTGAGCCGTGAAGCTTGACGCGATCCTGAAGGTAAAGGCAGATGTTCAAGGCCAAGGCGAGATCGACGGCCTCAGCCGCAGCCTTGGCAATCTGAACAAGCAAGCCGGAGCAACGGGCGGCGGGCTCGGCCGCATGGGTCAAGCCGCCAAGGGCATCGGCGGATTGATGGGTGCGCTGCTGCCGCTAGGGGCGATCGCAGGGCTTGGCGTGCTTGCATCCAAATCCATCGACGCCGCAGACAATCTTTATGACTTGAGTTTGCGAACTGGCGTTTCAGTTGAGGCTTTAAGCAAGTTCAGTGGTGCAGCGGAAGATAGCGGCACCAGCGTGGAAGCAATAGCGAAAGGACTTGGCCGCCTTAACCGTGGATTAGCAGACGCTGGGGCCGAATCCAAATCATACGCAGATGCAGTCAAAAATTCATCCCAATCTGCAGAGGATGCAGTCAAGCGCAGTGAAGAGCGCCAGCTTGAGGCGGTTCGTAAAGCTGCGCGAGACAGGTTAGATATGCTCCAGGATGAAACAGATGGGCGGCTGCGCGAATTGAACCGACGATTTAGAGACGAACAAACGTTGATTGACGATCGCTATAACGATCAAGCAGACAGAGAAAAAGAAGAAGCCGACAGCAGGCTGCGACAGATAGAACGAGAAATACAAGCACGCTATGATTTATTGCGCAGTTCAGTTCAGAATGACAAGACATTATCCGATCAAGCCAAAGAGCAAAAATTAACGCAACTAAGAATAGAAGAAGAAGACAAACTCAAGTTATTGCGCGATGGCTTTAATCGTCAGCAGACAGAACGCGATCGCCAGTTACGAGATGCGCAACGCAGAGAAGAAGACGCATTGAACGAAAGGAAAAGAATCGAGGAAGAAGCAACCAAGGCACGGTTTGAAGCGCAGAAGACTGCGACTGACAAGGGTCTTGCAGAGCAAGAGCGCGTCATTAAAGAAGGCGCACGAAAAGCGCTAGCCGCAATGGATGTCAGCACTAAAGGAGTCAAAGCCGCACTTCAAGAAATGGGGATAGCATTTACCGACACGAATGGCAAGATTGTTCCTGGCAATGAGCTGCTGCTGAGGATTGCAGATAGATTTGCTGAGATCGAAGATCCGGCGCGCAAAGCCGCGCTAGCGCAATCACTATTCGGTAAAGGTGGAATGGAACTTATACCGATGCTAAGCATGGGTAGAGAAGAGCTGGAGAAATACCAAGCCACCATTAGCACAGACACGGCAAAGGCTGCCGACAAATTCAACGAGTCACTTTCCGCCATTAGCCGCAGCCTGAGCGGACCATTTAACGAAGCAGTCACAGCACTGCTGCCTGCCATTACAAGCATTGCGCAAGGCATTGTCGGCATTATCAAAGCATTCACTGCGCTCCCGCGGCCGGTGCAGGCCACGCTGCTGGTGATTGGCGGATTGCTCACAGCGCTTGTTGCATTGGCACCAGCTATCTCGGCCATCATCTCAATCGGCAGCGCGATTGCTGGCCTGTTCGCGGCAGGCGGCGCATTAGCCAGTGCAGGCAGCATCATTGCTGGCATCGCCACAGCATTCATCGTGCTGATCACTGGCCCGTTAGGCATCGTGGCGCTGCTGGTTGCAGCTGGCGTTGCGATCTACGCATTCCGTGATCAGATCGGTGCAGCGTTCAATGCTGTAGTGAACTTTATCGGCGGAGCCTTTAATAAGATTGGCAACCTGTTAAAAGCTGGCGCGCAGGCTTACATGAATTACTACGTGAAGCCAATCCTTGGATTCTTCAAGGGTCTCTACGATGGCGCAGTGGCGATCTTCAGCAAGATCGGCAGCGCGATCGGCAAAGCATTTGAGGCAGTAGTTGGCACGATCAAGAATGTCTTTCGCAGCGTGCTGCAGTATCTGGCGGATCGCGTGAATTCCGCGGCAGGACTGATCAATGTGCTGATCCGTGGGTTCAACCGACTGCCGGCGCCCGATATCCCGTTGATTCCGCAACTCACAGTGCCGGCCTTTGCGCAGGGCGGCGTGGTGGACCGACCAACACTGGCGATGGTGGGCGAAGGCGGCGAGCGCGAATATGTGGTGCCTGAGTCCAAGATGGCCGCGGCCAGTAGCAACTTCCTAGCAGGTGCTCGCGGCGGCGCAGTGCTGGCAGGTGCTGCATCAGGCGGCGGCACGCCCACGATCAATATCACCACCGGCCCGGTGATGGAGTTCGACGGCCAGCGCTACGTCACCGTGACCGACATGGAACGCGCCATGCGGCTGACTGCTGAAGGCGTGATCGGCCGGTTGCGCACGCCATCTGCACGCATCGCGCTGGGCATGGCCTGATGAGAGCACAAAGCCAATACCTCCGTATCTATGACGCCGGTGGTACCACCTACCAGCGGTGGCAGAGCTACTACGCCAACACCAGCGTCACATGGTCGAGCGCCAGCTGGAACTACGTGCCGTTCATCGCTGATGGCATCACCGCCGGTAGCAGTGGCACTGAGCAGTCAGTCTCCGTTACCGCTGCAGCCACCGGCCTGGTGTTGGATGCGTTCTTGGCTGCCATCAGCGATGGCCGCCTGGTGGATCTCAACATCTACCAGTTCGATTCCAACTTGGGCAACGACACACCGCAAGCTGGGCAGGAGCTGGTGGCTGCATACACCGGCCAAGTGGTTGGCGGCAATGGCGGATTGACTAGCCTGACCATACAACTCGGCTCGGCATTGTCTCCCGTTGGAGCACAAGTGCCGCCGCGCCGGTTGACGTTGGCGATCATGGGGCAGGGCATTAGGCAGTGAGCTTCCTTTCCTCCAGCGATCCACTGGCACTGCTGGCCATCCAGGCCGGTCAGATCAATGCACCAGCTGATGCAACCGCCGCGCAGGGCACCACAGAGCTGGATAGCCCGCAGCGGTTCGCGCAGATTGGCGAGCCGGTGCCGATCGTGTTCGCCCGGTTCCGCAACAGCAAAGGCGGCATCCTGATCAGCCCCGGCGCCACCGAAGCACGCTTCGAGAATGACGCCAGCAACAACGTCACCGCGTACTACATGCTGGTGCTGAGCGAGGGCCAGCTCGACAGCATCCCGGT